GTTATGATTGACACACTAAACCTAGATGATGTGTACGATTCTACGTACATTTTTTCATAGAGGTTACACTAAAGCAGGAAAAACATTTTATGTTAATAAAAGCACTTGAGGAGGCATTGCTACAATTGTCTACATCGATCCGAATGATTGAAGATTATGGAGATGATAAGTTAGCAAAATTGGAGGCGAAAAGAGTATTTCTAATCGCTATGTTAAAACAACTTGATATTGAGTTAGAAATCCTAAATCAGGAATATGACGAAGCAGGTTATGACATAGAGGAAGAAATGACTACCTTGAAGTTATTCGAGGATAGTAGGAATGCTTATAACGATATTATGAGCAATTTGTTTAAACCTAAACACTGAGGGTAAAAATATGGCAAAAGTCATTAATGAAACTAAGGGACGTGCTGTGGTTACACCACGTGGTTCAGCATCTTGGGTAAAGATCAAAGATCCAGATACAACATTCGATGCGGATGGTATCTTTTCTGCGAACATTGTCTTAGATCCTGAAGCGAGTGACGTTCAGAAGTTTATTTCCAATATGGAAAAACTACGTGATCAAGCATTTGAAGAAGCAAAGCGTAATCTTGCTCCAGCAAAAGCGAAGTCATTAGCAGTGAAAGACGTATTTCACGAGGAAATGGATAAAGAAGGAAATGAAACTGGAAAGATTTTCCTGAAAACCAAAACCAAGGCGAAAGGCGTTGATCGTAATGGAAATGAATACAATGTAACAATACCAGTGTTCGATGACAAAGGTGTCGAGCAAAAAGATTGGAATTTACTAATCGGTAACGGTAGTGTTATTAAATTGCAGGTATGGGCAAATCCATACTATATGGCAAATGGAAATTTCGTAGGTATCACACTTAAGTTGAAAAAGATCCAGATCATTGATCTCATTAAATATGAGGCAGGTGGCGAATCATTTACTGATGAGTCAGGTGATGGATTTGAAGATACTTCAGAAACTTTTGAAGATTCAGACGGAGATTTCTAGGAGAGAGAAATGGGTACATTCGTAAAACATACTAGTTGTGAAGATTGCGGTAGCAGTGATGCAAATGCAGTATATGAGGATGGTTCTGCCCATTGTTTTTCTTGCGGTGCATACACTCACAAGGATGGTGAGTCAGCACCAATAGAAAAGACGTTCAAAAAAAGTCAAAAAATTTTATTGCAAGGAACGTACAAAGCAATTCCAAAAAGGAAAATCAGTGAGGAAACCTGCCGAAAGTATGGTTACCACATTGCTGAAGATTCTAAGGGTGCTACTGTGCAGGTCGCAAACTATTATGATAAGGATAAAAAACTAACTGGTCAGAAGATCCGTGGTGTCAACAAACAGTTTTATTCTGTGGGTCAAACATCATTGCTCTTTGGTCAGCAGTTATTCTCATCTGGTGGTAAGAAAGTTATTGTTACTGAAGGAGAGATTGATGCTCTCTCTGTAGCAGAAGCATTCGGATCTAAATGGCCTGTTGTTTCCTTAATCAATGGTGCTCAATCAGCATTTAAAAACCTTAAGGCAAACCTAGAATGGTTACTATCATTTAAGGAAGTTGTACTGTGGTTTGACGATGATGATCCAGGACACCAAGCAGTAGAAGACGTTGCTGACTTGTTTAAACCAGGTCAATTAAAGATCATTACACAAAATGGTTTCAAGGATGCTAATGAATTATTAGTATCGAAGGGTAAGTCCGCAGTTGTATCTGCATCTTACTCTGCAGAACCATTACGTATTGATGGTGTAGTAAATGGTAAAGACTTATGGGATCTAGTATCCAAGGAAGAAGTCTTTGAAACTTATGAGTACCCTTTTCCTATGCTGAATGAAAAGTTCAGAGGTTTAAGAAAAGGTGAACTCGTTACATTTACTGCTGGATCTGGGGTCGGAAAGAGCACGATAGTTAAAGAGATTACTTACCATCTTATGATGAAAGAGAAACTCAGCATCGGTTACGTTGCACTTGAAGAAAATGTTAAGCGTAGTGCATTGTCATTTATGGGAATGTATTTAAACAAACCATTATTTTTTGAGTTCGGAAGTGTTCCAATGGAAGACAAGAAGAAAGCATTTGAAAGTACCTTAGGCACTGGAAGGATGTATCTTTATGATCACTTTGGTTCACTCGATGAGGATAACTTACTTAAGAAACTACGACTAATGATTACACAAAATAATGTGGACTTCATTGTCTTGGATCACGTAAGTATTGTTGTCTCTGGTAACAATGATGGTGATGAAAGGAAGGCTATCGATGCTCTGATGACTAACCTACGTAGTCTTGCTGAGGAAACTCAAGCAGGAATCATAGTTGTCTCACATTTAAGACGACCACAAGGTGACAAAGGTCACGAAGATGGTGCAAATGTATCACTCTCTCAGTTGAGAGGATCGGGTGCAATTGCTCAACTATCTGATGGTGTCATAGGTGTAGAGAGGAATATGAGAGATGATGATTTTAGTAATCACGTTAAGTTACGGGTACTAAAGAATCGTTTTGTAGGTGATGTTGGCCTTGCAGATACTCTGGTCTACAAAAAAGAGACTGGCAGAATGTCTGTCGTAGAAGATGACTTTATTGAGGGAGAATTTTAATGTTGTTATTTGATTTGGAAACAGATGGATTCCTGGAGGACGTGACAAAGATACACTGTGCTGTAACTTATGACACTGATACTCAGGAGTACAAACGTTACCGACCTGAAGACATTGATACATTAATCGATGATCTAAAAAGTGCAGATAGTATCGGAGCACACAACGGTATTAACTATGACATCCCCGTAATAGAGAAACTCTATGGGATAGATTTATACAAGGAGTGTAAGGTACTAGACACTTTTGTTCTTAGTCGCATTGCATACTACAACCTTATGAACCTCGATGAGGGTAACAAAAGTTTACCTCCAGCGGTGAAAGGGTCTCACAGTTTGAAGGCGTGGGGTATGCGACTAGGTGAGTACAAGGGAGAGTATGGTTCTCAAGATAATGCTTGGGATACTTTTAATGAGGAGATGTTAGATTACTGTGAGCAAGATGTTAAGGTAACAGTAAAACTATACGAACGTTTATTGAAAAAGAATGTCCCTGACTCAGCACTCGATGTTGAGCAGGACTTCGCTTACATTATTAATAGACAGTCACGTTATGGTTGGTACTTTGATATTGAAAAAGCACAGTTTCTACACGTTGAACTTAACAAACAAAAAGAGGCAATCGAAAAAGAGTTAGAAGAAACTTTTAAACCTCTTAAAGATTGGGTAGCAATGAAAGAAGTACCACAATATAGAATTGATGGTGTTGAGAGTAAGAACTATCTCAATCAAGTTAAGAAGGGAGCACATCGTGATCCTAAACTAGGCTGGGGAAGATGGGAGGAGACTTGGTTTAATCCATCAAGTAGACATCACATCATTCGCTGGATGAAAGAAGTGTACAACTGGGATTCACCTAAGAAGACTGACAAAGGTACACCTATTATTAATGAAGACACGCTAAAGAACTGTGATATTCCTGAGGCACAACTACTCAGAAAATACTTTTTATTACAAAAGGTATTGGGTATGTTGGTTGAAGGGGCGAACGGTTGGTTACGTTTAGTCAAAGATGATAATAGGATACACGGTCAAGTTAACACCTTAGGTGCAGTCACTGGTCGTTGCACACACAACAAACCTAATGTTGCTCAGACACCAAGCAGTCGTGCTTTTATGGGTAAAGAATGTAGACAACTGTTTACTGTTCCCGAAGGTAAAAAGATTGTAGGTGTTGATGCATCAGGTTTGGAATTGAGAATGCTTGCACATTATATGGCCGCCTTTGATGGTGGTGCTTATGGTGAACAAGTAGTTAATGGTGATATTCATACGATTAACCAAGAAGCAGCTGGTCTACCAACTAGAGACAATGCTAAAACTTTTATCTATGGTTTTCTCTATGGTGCAGGGAATGCAAAGATAGGAAGTATTGTAGGTGGGTCTCAAAAAGTTGGAAAAAATTTAAAAGAGACTTTTTTAAAAAGGATTCCAGCATTGGCAAAACTTACTAAAGCTGTCAAGAAGTCAGCTAGTAAGGGATTCCTTCTTGGTTTAAACAAAAGAAAGTATGAGATTCGTAGCGATCACGCTGCACTTAATGTATTACTACAGGGTGCAGGTGCATTAGTTATGAAGTATTACCTAGTCGAACTAGACAAAAAGTTACAAGAGACTATGACTCCAGGTAAGGAGTACGAGTTTATTGGTAACATTCACGATGAGGTTCAGATGGAAGTAGATGAAAACAAAGCAGAGATCGTAAAAGAAATTGCTGAGTCTACATTTGCTGATGTTGAAAAACTTTTGAACTTCAGAGTTAAGTTGGAAGGTGAGGCTAAAATTGGGAACACTTGGTATGATACACATTGATATTAAACCACTCAGTACCAATGATATGTATGGTGGTAGAAAAGTTAAATCTTATAAGTACAAAAACTATGAGAGAAAACTACTACCACTATTACCTAATGATTTAGAGATACCGAAAGGTAAACTTCAATTATTTATAGCAGTAGGTCTTAGCAGTAAACTTGCTGATTTGGATAACGTACTCAAACCTTTTATTGATTGTCTGCAGATGAAGTATGCATTTAATGATAAGCATATTTATATGTTGACTGCATCAAAGACTGATGTAAAGAAAGGTGAAGAGTTTATTGAATTTAGTTTGGAGGGAGTATGAACAAGCAGATCGGGGGAGACCACTATAACCTATCGATACAACCAATTGATTTTATTATGCATAATGGTTTTGGTTATTGCGAAGGTAACGTGATCAAATATATAAGCAGACATCAAGATAAGAATGGTGCTGAAGATATTAAGAAGGCCATTCACTACTGTGAATTTATTTTGAAACACGTGTACGGAGAGGAGAATGACACAAAATGAATTACTTTATTATATAAATGACAAGTTTAATTTATCTGTAGAAAGTACTGATGCGGATCAGTTTTGCTGCCACGATGCAAACAATATTAAATACGTTGTGGAGCTGAAGTGTAGAACTGCACATTATGATGATCAGTTTATAGAGAAAAACAAATGTGAACGCAATCACGAAGAAAGAGATTTTCTATATATTGTGTCAACACCTAGGGGTGTCTATGGTTGGGACATTACTAAATTAGTCAACGAAGGTTACGACTTCCAATGGGAAACTAGAAGCTTACCTGCAACAACAACATTCAGTAATAGACAATTCATAGATAAAGAGGTTGGTTACTTACATATAGATAATGCTCATTGGAGAGGGAATTATGATTTCATTGATTGATGGCGATAGCATCGCTTATAAATATGCGAGCATCTATCAAGACACTGTGATCTGGGATGATAGTGACGAGGACAATATTGTTGCCTCAGTTTCTACAGACCTAGAGACAGCACTCGAAGAGATGGATTATTTCATAGAAGGTATTAGAGATCACACAGATACTGATGACTCAGTTATCATTCTAAGTCCTAAGAAATCTTTTCGTTATGATGTAACACCTACATACAAAGGTAATCGCAAACCACCTAAAGTTCCTCTGGAAATGTTGCTGCCAATTCGAGAGCATTTACTAGAGAAGGGTGCATTACTATTTGATAATGTAGAAGCAGACGATGTATGTGTTAGTCGAATGTATAAAGAACCAGGTAAGTATGTCCTATGTCACATTGATAAGGATCTTAATCAAGCACCTGGGAAACACTACAACTATAACACACAAGAATCCTACGAAGTAACACAGGAAGAAGCAGACTACTGGTTCTATCTACAAGTACTTGAAGGTGATAGTGTTGATGGTGTCAAAGGTTGTCCTAAGATCGGTAAGATTAAAGCAGCCAAGATATTAGCAGCAACAGACCCTAAAGATTACTGGGAGGTAATCGAAGAGACTTATGATAAAGCTGGTATGACATATGAGTATCTGATTGAACAAGCACAACTAGTTTATATGCTACGTGACTTTGATGAAGAAACTCAACAAGTAAACTTATGGACACCAACAGGAGTAAAGAATGAAA